GACTCAACACCATATTCACTAAACCAAGACAGCCTTACAACAGCAAACGTATCTTCCGGCAATTCACGCTTGCTAACGTACAACATGCGCTGACGCTCAATTTCGTGATCCATGTTGAGCAGTCTCCGCAACCATTTCATCATGCCGGGATTTCATCCTCTTGCTCAGGTTTAGCTGAAGCCTCAGGCATGGACGAAGATGCTTCAGGCTCAGGCCGTTGCATCTCGATCAAGCCGCCGTTTTGAGTTGCCTCAAGTTCGGCTTCAACTTCAAAATCATCGCCTAGCACTTCGCCTTCGGCAAGCTGATTTAACAATGTCTCCTGAGTGATGGTGCCTGCTGTGTAAAGCTGCAACAATGACTGAATCTCTTGAGGCTCAAGCCGAGCACCAAGGAAATCACGATTAACAAAGCTGCTGCCAACCTGAGATTCTTGCAGATAATCTGCGTGATACTGCAAACAATTATCAATCATGTCCTGCATATTCTGAGCGATCACCATCATGGTTGAATCACCTTGGCTGCGATCAATACGCTTAGCCTCTGCAGTTTCAGCGCTTAGCTTTTGACCTAAGACAGCCGATAATCCAAGCTCATTGATCTGTCCTGCAATTTGTTCCAGTCGCTTAAATTGGGCGTCATAGCTCTTTCCGCCTGGCTCAATATATTCAGCACGCCCATCAGCAGGGAAAGCAATAGCTTCACCAGGACCGGCGCTAACTTCTTCAGCAGCAGATGGGAAACCATAAAACGCAAGCATTGGGACAGCCGAAATATGCAGCTGATTATCAAGGTCAGATTGAACCTGATAAGCCTTAAGATTTAGCTCCGCAATATCTTCCATCGGCGGACGTGATTCCATCACGTTGACGCGATTACTATAAGCAACGGTGAACGGAATATAGTCGAGGCTTGTTGTGCCTTCTTCAGTTTTCTTCAGCTCGCCTTTAGTGTCACGCTGGTGAATCTCAAATCTGCCAGGCGTCAACACTCGCACTTGCTCAACCTCTTTTTCGCCATATTCACCATCAGGCTGAACAACCTTCTCAAGCAAACGAAGCTGTATAAGCTTTTGAGCGCCATCAACAAGTTCAGTGCGCCAACCTAAAATTTCACGCGGCGTATAAGTTACCCAATACGGTCTGCCGTTGCTCCCAGCAGCAGGAGCATCGACCAACACACCCACATGGCCATAACGTATGCAGCGACGAGCTGTTTCATAACACCAGACGTTAAGATCGTTGCCTTGTAGGTCTACATCAAACAACTGCTCACGGATGGTGTCTGAGACATCATTTAGCCTTACAGGTTTGCGAGTCAACATACCTGCAAGCATTCGCTCAAGCCGCACAAAATAAGGCGGACAAGTAGAACGCGCTAGACGATTGTCATAAGCTTCATCTAGTTCTCGCGGTTCTTGCGGCAGGTAACGCCGATGCTTACGGCGCATCTCATAGCTACCGCCTTGCAAATCTTCAATCAGGATCCAATGTGGCTCTTGATTTACCCAAGCTGCATTTGGATCGTTGACCTGTGAGACTTTTGCCGCACGCTGACGGTCATAAAAGTTGTAACCGGAGTACACGGCGCAATCTCACAGGTCTATAGCGACAGTTTAAGCCGCTGCGGTAGCAGCAGTCAGTTGCACGCTATTTCGACCAAGTTTAATTTCAAACTCTTGGCCAGGTTCAAACCCAAGTTCCTTGATGTAAGCACTGCCTACCAAAAGGTTGCCATTGCCCTGCACTTTGGTTTTATGCGTAAGCTTGCGACCCATTTTTTTAGGCTTCTTCAGGTCAACGCCTTTGGCCATTAGCAACGCTTCATAAAAAGCGGTGTAGTTCAGCGTTTCGCTGCCTTCAGCAGTGATGCTGACGTAGCCGCATTCACGGACAAGCTCAGAGCGTGGGACATCACCGAGCTGGCGGCATTTTTTGAGTAGTTCAGTGCCTTCGAGCATGTTCAAAACAATAGAACATGCCCAAGGTACTAAAAGATTCAACCGTTGTCTAGTGTTTTGTTCTTGGTAATTCGCGCCTTGCCATCAGCGTCGATTTTGATGACCTGATGCTTGCGCGGTTCGCCGTGCCTTGACTTGAGAACACGCCCAACGGCGGTGACAACTGGCTTGATCATTTCTTCCTTGGTTTGCGCTTCTTTTTACCACCTGTGGAGGGGTCTTGTCTCCTACCTTCTTTGGTTAACCTGCCACGGTAGTCACGGCTGCGCTTGTCGGTAACAGAAGGCTTGTCAAATGCTTTCTGCGCACGGGCTTTGTCTTGTGCATTCATTTTGCCTTTCAAGGCATCAGCTTGATTTTTCAAGCCTTGAAGTTTTTCTCTTGCGCCTTTCAGGTCTTTACCTTTAGCGATCACATTGTCAATCGCTTTGTTCATCTTGGTGCGCGGTGACTTGGGGCCAGGCTTAATGGTGTTCTTTGCCCCAAACTTACCACCAGTCGCAATGCGTTGATTTTGTGGCTTTGGACGAGCAAGCTTATTTGTTGATCTAATACTGCTGGCAGGTTTTGCCGATGCTTTTGGTGTTTTGTTGCCACGCCTAATCGTCCCAGCGACACCGCCACCGCTGGTCTTCATCGTCTGCGTTTCACGTTTCTTGCCGCTAGCAGTCTTCAGCCTGCCGCCACGGGCAGTTGCACCAGCACTGGCAAACCGCCCACGATTATCACGAGCGTAACGGCGACGGCGTGCCATAGCACTAAAGCGGCAATCTCAATAGATTCTAATGCCGGTGCCACGCCCAGATCTTGCGTGCAATGGGTTGAACAACCGCCAGATCGCATAACCAAGCGCGTCATTCATGTGGTCGTATCCTGCATCCTTATCAGGATCGCCTTTTTCTGTGTAGCTCTGCAGCTCAAGACATTCAATCGTACGCTTACAGTTCTTCGTAACCTGCAGCCTTACTTGTCCTTTCCCATTTTCCAACACAGCTTGAACAGCAGCCACCCGATCACGGACGGCAGGATTTGATCTACCGGATTGATTGCTAAAGCCATAGGTCTCCAAGATTTGAATATCGGTTTGCGTGGCGTTCGTGCTTCGATTTCCGCCTGATGCGTCAGGGTAGGCATAAATTCGACGGTCGGGATATCGTCGCTTGATTTCTTTCGCGAGGGTATCGGTGTCATGGCTACCACTCACTTCGTCAATGACAACAAATTTGTCATTCAGTCTTACACCGATTACGGCAGACATGTTGCCAACGTTGAAGTCAACGCCAACGTGAATAGGTTCATCACCTGTAGAAACGCTGTCTATGACGTGCTTTTCACGATCGAACCTGTCGTAAACCTGGCCAGTGTTTAGGTTTACAAACTCACCGTCAAGATAAGCCTTCAGCAAACTTGGATCGTAATTAGCCTTCAAGCGTTCGACGAAATCATCTGGCAGATGTGGGTTATCCGTCGTCTTCATTTTGATCAGCTTGCGATCATCACGCGCAAGTGCATCAGGGCTGCCAAACTCGTTGTAAAGCCATTTGAAGCCTTCTGGCGTGGATGCAGCGGCAAACTGCCTTACTACACCGGAGCGAAGACGACCAAGAATTTTAGGAAACGCCTTTGATGCGACAGAGTAATTAACGGTATCAATCTCATCACTGATGCAGAATGCTAAGTTCAAACCGATGATGCGCTGGAAATTCTCAAAGCTGCGGCATAAAATCTTTGTATCACCCTTCGGTAAATGCAGCACATATTCTGGCAGTGGTGATGCTCTAAAGGTATAAGGTATTTCGTACGCTTCAAGATAATTGTCAAAGTCCGTCAACCAGATATCTCTGATTAGCGGTCCTGTCGGCTCCATAACACAGCCCACATAGCCTTGATTAGCAATTGCGAGTGATACAGCTTTACAGCAAAGGCTTCGCGTTTTGCCTGCACCGTAACCTGCAGAGATTGCCAAAATTTGACTGGTTTCATCATCGACAAATTCAAGCTGACCAGGATGCAAGTCTGCTTTCATCTGAGCCAACAACGCATCAGTGTCTAAACCTGACGCATCGCCCAGGATGTGACCTAATGGAGCATGGTCAAGAATGCTCAACGATCAAACACCTCGTAAGACTTACGTAAGCAAGCCTCACGGAGCTGCCCACGCTTCTCATCGATTAGGTGCATACTGCTGACGTGACAATGCGCTGAAACGCCTTCTACCGTCATCCAGACGCGGTACATATCAGTCTCGGGCAAGTGCTCATACCAGAATTTTTCGTCAGTCACGAACACAGTTGAGCCAGTTTGGCAGCGGTGTTAATCGCTCCTAAGGCTATGTGATATTGACCTTTAGCTCTGGCTTCTTGTTGCAGAGTGGCACACTGCGAAAGCAGGTCAGCGACCATTTGCGGTCGTTCAATGTCCCAGTCAGCTTTTAGCTGTTCGCGTGCTAGCTGTAGGTATTGATTACAAGCGGAAGGCTTCAGCCCCCAGTTTTGCTCAGCAAATTCAATACAGTCTGACCGTCTGCCGCCATTGGCAATGATGCGTGCAAACTCTTTGGCACGGATTATTGTTTCAGCTTTTGTGCCGCGCTGGTGAGGCATTCAAGGAAATTTTTCCGGTTACTGAGAATATAACAGTTTTCGGAATCTGGTAAAAAGTTGCTGATGTAGCGTTGTTGCAGGAGTTTGGTGACGGTTTGAATTTCGTGCGGTTCAATCGTCTCTTGATATGGTCCAACCGTGAGGAGTACGAATCCAGAGGATAGGCTTCGGATTTTTGGCATTGGCGAAAGCCTGCTGAAGTCTTGCGTCATGATCGGCAAATGCTTGTTCGATGTTTCTTTGTTCAGCTTGGCGGAGTCGGTTTTGTTTGTCCATTTTGATTGAGAAGTTTGATGCCGGGAGATTGATCGCGACCACAAACGCGCCCTGCTTTTCCGTCTGCGTACGGTGTTGTATAGCTTTCAACCTGCAGCCACAGGTGTCAGGCTTCCCGGCAAGGATTACTGCAAGCGAACCTTAAAAGCTTGAATCATATCCATGAGTTTTGCTTTTTCAGCCTGAAACTTTTTAATTTCAGGCAAGGTGCCTTGAATTTGTTTAATTTCAATTTCGACTGTCGTGAATTTAATGTTGCATGTTTTGCAGAATCTTCGTCTGCGATTGTAGTCAAGGTCCAAAAGCCTTCCCTTTGACTCAGAAGATTTAGCC